TGCCTAGCAAGTGGACGCTATATAAATGGCTTGAGAATGGTCGCATTCCTGCCGTATTGATCCGCCCATTTGAGCATGCCTGTGGTGCAGATTACATGACCTTATATATCGCAACCTCTAGCAACCGACTTGTTATCGATATTCCCTGCGGCCGTAAGGCGACCAATGCCGAAGTCAACGAACTACAAGGCTCATTTAGTGAAGCTATGGGTTTACTGATCCGTTTCTACCAAGGACAAAGTGCCGCTTCTGACACTATTAATTCGCTAAATAATGTTATGGGCGGTATTGCGTGGCATAGCGAAAACGTTCGTAAAACAGAAGCCCCAGAACTATCGCTGTTTGGAGGGGATGAAGAATGATGGATTTATGGATTACAGCTAAGGAAGCCGAAGGACTTCCTGAATTTCCAAACACAGAACGTGGCTGTAGAAAAGCACTAGATAGACTCGCTGAAGGATCACCTGAGAAATATCGTAAACGGATAGGCACTAAAGCGACTGAATACCACCTTAGCTTGCTACCTCCAGCCGCTAAAGCCAAGTTGCTTGCACAGCAAGGCAAGATTGAACTTAACGGTACCGTATTAAATGCCCCAAAACCTAAAGCTGCGCGGGAACGTTACGATGCCGCTAGCCTGTGGCAATTGTGGGAACGTGCGGGTGAACATGCGCAATCTGTCGCTAAAAGCAAACTGGCTTATGTCAGTGCCTTTTATGCGCTAGTGGAAACAGGTACCAACAAAATGGCGGCTTATGAGCATATCGCCGCTGAGTTTGGTGTCGCAGTACCCACACTTCGCCGCGACTGCAAAAAGGTAGAAGGCTTTGATAAAGCTGATTGGGCACCGCAGCTGCTGACCAAAAACAAAATATCAGCCATGAATAATGCCTTAAACCGTTTAGCGCCTGTGAGTGATGAGGCGTGGGCTTGGTTTAAAACTGATTACCTACGGGAAGAACAGCCTAACTTTGCCACTAGCTATTACCGCTTAATTGAAATGGCAGCAAAGCGCGAATGGCAAGTGCCATCGGCAGATAGCCTTAAACGCCGTTTAGATAAAGAGGTGCCGCACGAACATCAAGTATTACTGCGTAAAGGTCAGCATGCGTTAATGACGCTCTATCCCGCGCAACAACGTACCGTGCTGGATATTGAGGCAATGGAGTGGATCAACGGTGACGGCTATCAACACAATGACTTTGTTGCATGGCCTAGCGGCGAAATTATCCGTCCTAAAACATGGTTTTGGGCTGATATTCGCACCCGTAAGATCCTTGGTTGGCGCACTGGTGTATCCGAAAACACCGATACCATACGCCTATCCTTAATGGATGTGATCGAAAAATATGGCATCCCCAAACATATCACTATCGATAACACCCGCGCCGCAGCTAACAAGTGGATCACAGGCGGAGTGCCAAACCGTTATCGCTTTAAAGTTAAGCCCGATGATCCGATGGGATTGATCCCCATGCTCGGTATCCAACTGCATTGGTCAAGTGTGATTTTTGGTAAAGGTCATGGCCAAGCCAAACCGATAGAACGCGCCTTTGGTATCGGTGGTTTAGGTGAGTTTGTCGATAAGCATATCGCTTTTGCTGGTGCCTATACGGGGCCAAATACCAGCGCTAAGCCCGATAACTACGGCAGTAAAGTGATCTCTTATGAGGAGTTTATCCAACGCTTAGCAGAAGGTGTTCAGACTTATAACCAACGGCCAAACCGTGAAACCGAAGTATGTCGCGGCATTATGTCGTTTGATGAAGCCTTTGCTGCTAGCTATCAAAATGCCACGGTTCGCAAAGCCACTAGCGAACAAAAACGCATGCTGCTACTGAGTGCCGAAGCGGTACGCGTCAGCAGTCAAGCCACCATAGTGTTAAACGCAGGTGGTGCCGTTGCCAGTCGCAAAAACCGTTATCACCATGAAGCCTTATACAACTATATCGGCCAAAAGATCGTCGCCCGTTTTGACCCCGATAACCTGCATAAAAATGTGGTGTGTTACACGCTGTCAGGCTTACTGATCTGTGAGGCGACTTGTATTGAAGCCGTTGGTTTCGGTGATACCGATGCCGCCCGTGAACATACTCGCCAACGTACACAATTTGTTAAAGCCAACAAACTCGCCGCCAAAGCGCATAAACGCATGAGCAACCTTGAAGCCGCCGAGCTAATGCGCGGGGTTGAGTCTGAGCCGCCATTAACACCAGCAGCCACCGAAATAGTGCATATCCGCCACGGCAATACCGTGCGCACTGTTGCCGCCCAGCCTTTAGCCCAAACAGAAAGTGAAAACTTTGAAGAAGCCTTTGCGCTAGGCGTATCGGCACTGTTTGCCGAGAAAAATAAAAACCGACTTTAACACCCGTTTAAACCCAAGTTAATTACGACCAAAAGGAAAAAATGATGAACAAGGTTGTCAGTATTTCTCAATCAGAAATCCAACGCTCACAACAGCAGCTAGACCAACAGCAGCAAGTTATCGACACAGTAAAAGCGATGATCGATAGCAAAAAAGTGACCCAATCTAAACTGGCTAAAGAGATCGACGTTAGCACTAGCGTGATCAGTCAATATCTCAACGGTAAATATGATGAGAAAGGTGGTGATGCGGCAGGAGTAACCGAAAAGCTTAGCGCCTGGTTAGCACTGCAAAACCACCGTGCCACAAACCCTGTTGCACCTAAGTTTGTGCAAACCCAAACCGCCAATCAAATCCATACTGCCTTGGCCTATGCCCATGCTGCCGAGTGTATCAGCGTGGTATTTGGAGCCTCTGGCGTGGGTAAAACCACCGCAGCGAAACACTACGCTAACGATAACCCTAATGTGTGGATGATCACCGCTTCACCCAGCGCATCCAGCCTCAGCGAATGCTTTTATGAACTGGCATTAGAACTGGGTATGGATGATGCACCACGTCGCAAAGGCCCGCTGGCTCGCTCGATTAAACGCCGCTTAACGGGCACAGGTGGACTGGTGATCATCGATGAGGCGGATCATTTGGATTACGCCACACTCGAAGAACTGCGCATTTTGCAAGAGCAAACCCAAGTAGGCATGGTGCTGGTTGGTAATAACCGCGTTTATGCCCAACTGACTGGCGGCCGCCGCAATGAAGATTTTGCCCGCTTGTTTAGCCGTATCGCCAAAAAGGTCGGCATTCATAAAGCCAAGAAAAACGATGTAACCGCCATTGCCACCGCTTGGGGCATTCACGGCGACAGCGAACGCGCATTGATGACGCAAATATCCGAACGCCCAGGTGCGCTGCGCCTACTTAACCAAACCCTACGCCTAGCCGCCATGATGGCCAGCGGCAGCAATAGTGCCATTGGCGTTAGCCATTTACGTGCCGCCTTTAAAGACCTTGAAGGCGTGGAATAACCCCGATACCTAACCCGTTTAAGCATAAGCAAGGAGCAAGACATGAGACACCAAAACCCTAAATTCGATGTGATTAGTGCGCTGCGTTTACGCGGTATGAAGGTGGTTCACTCAGGTGTGAAAGTCGTGCAAATCGACAAGCCGAGTGCCGATTTTCGCCGCATGGCCGTGGATATTATCGAAAACATAAAAGGCATTCGTCGCCGTTGTATGGCGGTGCAATTTCACGGCGTCACCGTGCGCTGGGAGGAGTAATCCATGGCCAAGCTAATTATTGAACTTAACGATGTAGCTATTGATGACGTTTGTGGCATCGAATGCAGCCTGAAGATAGAAGCTGCACCTGAGAGCGATCGAAAGCTTTCTGATGCTGCCGTCTTCGTGCTCGCCAAAACAATAAAAACACTATTACCAGAAATCACTAAGGCAGTAGTTGAGCAAACCGCTGGTCGTCAAGTAGTGAAAACCGAAGTGGTTCAAAACCAATCTTTATCTCAGTTTATGGATGAACACCGTGCATCCAGAAAAGCACATTAAGGAACCCATTATGAACAAACAAAATTATCAGCAAGACAGCAGTATTCCAGCAGGCTACCGCATGAACGCAGTCGGTGATCTAGTACATGAAGATCGTATTAAGCCCGTAGATAAACTGCGCGATGAGGTGGTCAAGTCTATCGTCAATAACGCCAAGTTGCTGCGTCAATCGATGACCGAATTCAAGCTAACCACCATGGCAAAAATCAATGACTTTGTGGAGCTGTCTTCATCGGAGTATGGCAGTAAGTTCGGTGGATCTAAGGGCAATATTTTGCTCACGTCCTTCGACGGTCAATATCAAGTGCGCCGTGCCGTGGGTGAGCACCGCGTATTTGATGAACGCATTCAAACCGCTAAAGCCTTAATTGATGACTGCATTAAAAGCTGGAGCGGTGGCGCGGATACCCGCCTGATGGCCATGGTTGAACATGCGTTTCGGGTAAACCAGCAAGGCCGCATCGACGTTAATCAAGTACTCAGCCTGCGCCAACTGGATATAGATGATCCCAAGTGGAAGCTGGCAATGGATGCGATTGCCGACGCGATTCAAATCACTGGAACTAGCCAGTATCTGCGCTTATACGAGCGTCAGCCCAATGGCAAATACACCCAACTTCCACTGGATATCAGCACGCTTTGAGGAGGCTCTATGGCGATCACAAAAGAGCAATGGCAACAGCTTGAAACGGAAATGGCGGGATTAATGGTAAATATTAGTTTCAGTTATCAAGGACATGAATTAACTATCAGGCGTTGTCGCGCCGGTGAATCTAAAACCGTTTTAGCGGTTTATGTAGATGGTGTTTTTGATAATAAGTGGGTTACACAAATTAAGAACTTGCCATCGGACGCGCCCCAAATTTTACCCGAGGTTTGGTGCCATAAAACTACATCGCGATACAAACAAAAAGATATTGCAGAAATGGAGAAGATCTACGGTAAGCGTCGTGCGAAAAAAGAATACCCCGATCTACATGGCAAATTGGTTTGGCTTTCACCTTGCTTCTCCAAAGCCTCGGTTTTATGCCGCCAGTTAAAAAAATTAAATGGTTTGGAAATCACTAAAGCTGACTGTTTAACGATTGAATCTGTACTGAGTTAACCGTAAGCGAAACCCGCCTCAGTGATGGGGCGCGGTCTACCTAACGTAGTGGTTAGGTACTGATGAGCAGCTAACAAAAAGAGTAAAGATAAATGACCCCCTACGCGAAACGCTTACTCAAATATGCCATTGCAAACTGCCCATTGCGGCCAGTTCGTAAGGGTAAAAATAAAGCGCAACTGCTAGCAGAGCGTGAGCAATGGGCAGTGAACTATCTGAATGGAGCCATAGGCGATTGTTGGCAACAGCTTAAGCGCCAACCTAGTGCAGTTCGCCGAGTAGTAACGACAACCGATGAGGATGACGAATAATGCTAGACACTAATCAACAAGCCCCAGTGCCAGTCGCTCAGCATAAGAAGCGTCTGATCACGCTAATCAATGTGGCTAAGGGATCATTGCGGCTCGATGAGACTATCTACCGTGCCATGTTAAAACACGCTACGGGTAAGGACTCCTTACGGGCCATGAACTTACCAGAGCTTGAGCAGGCGCTAGAAGTGTTTAAACAAAAGGGCTTTAAACCTACTTTAAACACCCATAAAAAACGCCGTTTAAGCCCTGCTGCGGGTAAAAGCAAATTGGCAAGCATAGATAAAATCCGCGCCATTTGGATCACCATGGGCCACCACTTAGTGATCCAGGATAACAGCGAGTCAGCGCTCGATGCCTATGTGCGCCGCATGACGTTACGCAGTAAAAACGAGGGCGTGGATGCCACCCCTTGGATGACAGAACCACAAGCCTACAAGGTGCTTGAAAGCCTTAAAAACTGGCATAAGCGGGTATTAATCGAGCGCATTATTGCCCGTGGCGAGCGTTTAAAAATGAATGAAAATGGCACTCGCCCTGCAAGTTATGAAGTGATTGTCGCCCAGTATGAGGGCTGTACTCGTGGAGTGAATCAATGAAACTTTGCCGTTGCCCTGTGTGCCACACCAGTATTCATCTTGATGCCATGGTTAACGACGAAGCCGCGCGCGAGCTGCTGGGGATTCTTGCCCCTCTCGATGGCGCAACAGGGCGAATCTTAATGAACTATATCGCCCTGTTTCGTCCAGCTAAAAGCGATCTGAGCTTTAACCGTGCGCTCACTTTAGTGAATGAAACACTGGCTCTTACCTCCAACCGCGACTGGCTGCGGGCTGCATTGGAAGAAACTGTGATCAAATTACGTGCGGCACGGATTGATGGTAATCCGAGACCGATCACTAACCATAACTATCTAAAAAAAGTGCTCGAAAGCATTAGCCTACACGCAATAGCCCCCGTTGCTGTGCCTGCCGCCAATGCTAAACCAAGTCTAGAGATAACCAGCTATGGCCGCCCAGAAAGCCTTGCTGAAACTAAAGCGAAATTTGACGAGCAAATGGCAAGATTTAAAGCAAATGCTAAAAAGTCCAAGCCCATGGATCGTGGAGGTAACGATGAAACCTAACTTCGATAACCAACAGGATAACCAGCTCGATTTGCTCGCGACCAATGCCGCCGAACTGGAACAAGCATTGGCTGCCTTAAGTGAACTTAAAGACGATGAACGTAGCGATTTTATTCACCGTTGGCCCTCTACGCTGCAAAGCCTTAGCGCATTAATGCAAGTGACATTAAAAAAGCATGGGATAAGTAATGCTGATCGTATCAGTGAGGATTTAGCCACAGGCTTAAGCCTCTACTTTGGCGGCCGTGATATGTATATCCCCAATGGCGAAAGCCTTAAAAAAGCGCT